TCATAGAACATTGACTTAGCTGTTTTCCAAGGATTAGCTACAGCTTCTTTACCAAACTCAGTAAGAGTTTCACCTATAGAAGGCTCAGGAGGAGCAAGTTTAGCTTCCTCTTTAGCTTTAGCTAATTCTTGTTGTTTAAGTATGGCATACTCTTTATTCCAAAGTGCTTTATATTGCTTTGGATTATTTTTAATTTGAGCACCGTACTTAGAAACAATAGTATTATCTGCTTGCTTCATTAAAGCATCATCACTCTTAAGTGCTGGTACAATTCCTCTACCTGCAAAACCAGACTTAAAGTACTCTTCAGTAGTCATTTCAGGACCAGTACCTAACCAGTTCTGATTTTCTTTAGGAGGAGTTTCTGATGTTCCCCAATCAATACCTGAACCTACAGGAGTACCCCAATCAATACCTGATTCACTAGGAGAAGGAGGAGCACCCATAGCTGAGTAATCTTCGCCTCTATTAGTAACATTAAATACTTCAGTTCCTTGTTTAAACTCAGGTATAGAAAAATCTTCAGATGTTAACGGATTAACAGAAGGTTCTGATACTGGTGCATCCCAATCAATTCCCGAAGAAGTAGTAGTAGTTGCCATATTTATTTTGCTACTCCTAGTTTTCTTGCTAAAGCAGTTAAACGAGCTTGTTCTGCTGGATTACCTTTCGCTGCATTCCATTTAGCTACATACTCAGCATGAGCTACAGATCTTTTAGCAGGGTCTAGACTAGGTACAGCACCTGGAGTTGCTTGTGGATTGTATGCTTGAGTATTAGTAGAAATAACATCATTAAACTGCAGTCTAAAAGTAGCATTTTGAGCTTCTACTGCAGCCTTATCTGCCCTAACAGATGCAAGTTTAGCTTCTAGGCTACTAATATTAGCTTGAACTGTTTCTTTATCCTCACCAGCAAAATTAATCTTAGATCTAAAATCATCAATAGATTGGCTAATTTGCTCAATGTCATTTCCTAATTGTTTAACTTGAGAATCTCCTGCATTAACACGAGCCTCAATATCTTTACGAGCAGCAATAGATTTACGGAAAGTTAGATTAGAATATTTAAATGCAAGTTCTTTATCTGTTTTAGACATTTGAGCTAAAGCTCTTTTACTTGCTCCTTCTACTACAGCAGCAGCCCTAATTATAGCATTATCTTTAGCAGCAGCTATTGATAAAAGTTGTCGATCTTCCATAGAAGAAGTAGCTGCAGTTTCTGAAGCGTTTTTATCACCTTGTAGTTTAGCAGTCCAAGCCGTTGAAGGTAAGGCACGAAGTTTGTCAGCCTCTTCTTTACCTAACACATCTTCATTTATTTTTGCATATTGCTCCCAAAGTTCTTGTTGAATCTTAGGATTATCTTTACCTAATGTTTTCATTGATTCAAGAATACCATTAGCTTGAGAACCTATATACTTAGCAGCCTCTGTTTTAGCTTTTAAAGTATCTAGTTTACTCTTAGTTTTCTTAGTAACAAATTCATCAGCTAGATTTGAAGCTTTCATTCTATAGGTAATAGCTTCTTTTGTATGACCTCGAGCAGCTAACTCATCAGCTACTTTATTTAAGGCAGCAGCAGGGTCTTTAATATCTTCTTCTGAAAGAGATTTAAATATAGCGTCTAAGTCATTAGCCTTACGTAACTCAGGATCAGCAGACTGACCGCCAAATAAAGAAAGAATACCATTAGTAATAGAGCGATCTAACTTACCTTTGTAGTAACCTTCAGCTGCCCTAGGATCCATGTTACCCATAGCAATAGCTTCTTTAAGATAAATGTTTTCTTTATCTTGTTTGTACTGACTAGCATAAGTACCTAGATCTTGTAGTTCCCACTCACCAGGCATTAATTGATTAGCTTGTGCCATTATTAGTTTCTCCCCAATGGATCATAAGAACCCCCAGAACTCCACTGACCATCATCAGAGCCTCTTCCAAACAAACCACCCCAATCAGTACTACCTACAGAGTTTATTAAATCACCCCATTGGTTAGCCTTAGCATTAGACTTATAAAGAGCATTTAAGTAGTTAGTTTGATTAATACCTGCATTGATCTGACCTGCATTTTGATTAGCACTAGTAGATAGATTACCAAAGTTCATACCTGCAGTCATGGTATTAGCACCTAAAGTCTCAATATTGCTTCCATAACCAAATAAAGTATTAGCTGTTTCATAAGGTTGTGTAGCATATGATTGACCTAGACCATATAAAGCACCTGCTTGAGTAAGGGTATCTGCTTGAATAGAACGAGCTCTATCTTCTGCTCCTACAGCTAAAGCTGCATTCTGTTGTTCACGAGCCATTGCTAAGGCATATTGTTGAGGGTTAATATAACCTTCACCCATACCTACACCTTGACCTACAGTACCACGACTAAATTGAAGATCATTTAGACGACTAGATTCTTGAGCACGAGCAGGTTCTAAAAGATTTAATTGACCTCCTAGATACTCTTGAGTCATTGCACCAATATCCATACTGGTAGCTTGATCAAATAAACCCTTACCATAATCGGATACTTGTGTAGCATAAGCTAACTGATCTGCAGAAGGCATAGCACCTGAAGCACCTGCATAAAACTTATCTCTGAATGCTTGCATTTCAGGAGTTAATGTATAAGTAGCAGTTTTGTTAACCTCATCTATAGTAGAGGTACCATAACCTGATTTTATACTATACGGAGTAAAGCCAGGAACATTGGGGGATTGACCACTACCTCCACCACCTCCACCTCCACCACTTAAAAGTCCTTGAGCAGCTCCAGCAGCAGCACCCCAAGGATTACCACCAGAGGTAACAAAACCTTTAGCAGCTCCTACAAGTCCCTTACCTATTTTCTTAAGTAATCCCATTTTCTTTTACCTTTATTTTTTAATAACCTATAGCAATCCATGAAACATTTACTGAGATATCTTCAGAAAATACTTGAAATTGACTTAAACTATAAGGCAATGCACCAGCAACAGCACTACTAACAGCTCCTGGATTTGGTGTTTGCTTTTGACCAACTATTGAAAAAACAGCTGTTGTAAATGCAATTGGGTAATTGATTGCAGCAGACGTACTATCAGTTGGAGCTGTATTTGTTCCCCATTGAATAATTAATCCACCAGGAAGTTTTTGATACCCACTAGAAGATAAAGATTTTGTAAAGTCAGTTGTATATACACCATTAGTAACTGTACCTGCATTACCAGAAACTGTACCAGTTACGTTACCAGTTACAGCACCTGTATGAACTCCAGCAGTATTACCAGTAAGATTCCCAGTAAAAGTAGCTGCAACAGTTCCTCCAGTAATAGCAACAGCATTAGCATTCTGTGCTGCCATTGTTCCAGGAGTTCCTACAGCAGTCGCCACATAAGCTGTAGTTGCTATCTGTGTTGAATTATTTCCAGCAGTAGCAGTTGGAGCAATAGGAGTACCAGTAAATGTAGGAGAAGTAGTATCTGCTTTACTAGTTATAGCTGTAGCAATAGCATTAAACTCATCGTCAATCTCACTACCCTTAATAATCTTTGCAGGATTACCTGTAAGTAAGGCATCCTTTGTATAGAAATTTGTTGCTTTTACATAGTTTGCCATTATACCATCTTCCCTGTTTTCAAATAGATTGTTAGTTGTTGTAAGCTAACTGGAGCACCTTCAATAGGAACCTCCACACCAAATTGTAATACTTTTCCTGATCCACCTAGGTGCATTGTAATATCTTGAATTGCACTACCAGCAGTGAACTCTCCTATATTATACTCAGAGATATTATACTCAGCTGTACCACCTACAAAGTCTTTTGTATATGTTCTACTTGAGTAGGCATTTTGGTAATCGAAACTAAATTTAAAAATAACATCTTGAGTTCCAGAAGCAATTACAACCATACTAGCTTTCTTTAAGAACTTAAGACTAAAAGGTTCACCAGCATCTATATTTGAAGTATAGTATTCTAAACGATAAGTAGCAGTATTGTCTAAATATCCAAAATATCTACCTATACCACCAGCCATACCAAGATATAAGTTTCTATCTCTAGTCTTACAAAGAGCTTTAGGTATAAATCCTTCCCATGTTGTTACACGAGCAGCTCCATTATCTAATGTCTGACGTAAGTCAAAGTAAAAAGATTGTTTAAGGTTAGGTAATACTAGTAGATAAAATGCATCTCTCTCAAAGTACACACTCTTAATTTCTGTTAAGACTTCACCTGAAATATAGGTGACAAGATCATCACGTACATTAGCAGATAAATCACGCATAGGCATACTTTTTTCTTGTGTAACTCGATTAAAGCTCCGCACACCACTATTAGATAAGAATATTAAATCTGTACCTGTTTGTTGTATAGTGTCTCTAGCAATACACCCAACACCTGTCACTACGTCTGCAAGAGTAAGATTAGTAGGATCATCAGGTGATTGGTAGATTACAATGTTATTACGACAGAATATAATAAGATAATTATTATGTGAGGATATACCCACAATCTCATCACTACTACCAACAACAGACTCAATATCAATTAAACCTGAACCAGTACCTGTAAATAAAGCACCATCTAATAGTTGACTATAATAAACTGTAGTCTTAGCACCAGTAACACCAGCTACCCAATGACGACCAAAGGCAGTGTGAGTACAGTCTGGATCAAAGGTAGTTACACCTGTAGGTTTAGTACCATAATCACCAACACGTTGCCAAATAAAAGCACCAGTATGGTTAGCTTTACGATAAACTAAAAGAGGGTTACCTGTCTGTGCAGCAAACCCATACATACTATTACCATAACCAGCACCTTCAGCTAGTTGTGCGAATTGCCACCTATTACCAGTAAAAGTAATTGTAAGGTTAGTTGTTTGATCCGCTTGTTTAACTGGAGATTCTGTAAGTGTAGTAGAACCCGTGTACATCTTACCACCACCACAAGAGAGGATAGTTGGTGTTAAGTCTGTACCAATAAACTCAAATAATGCCTCTAAATAATCAGTGTCACTTAAAGAACCATTATTAGTAGTAACTGATGTCCAACCCCTGCGGCTGCCTAAACGACCAAACTTATCAATAATACAATTGATAGCTTTAGTTGCATATCCACTTTCTAATGTAACACCACTCTCTTGAGTATTTAACCCAAGAAAGCCAAGTGCAGCATTACTAAGAGCTTTTAATTGACCAGCCATTATTGTGCTGTCCAAATCATTTCATCAAGACGTTGGCTAGACTCTACTGCAATAAGATCTGCAGCCATAGAGCGATAGCGTTGCTCTTGTTCAGCATATCCACCATCATCACCACGCTCACTAATCGCACGGGCTAAGGCACCCTCTACTAAAAGATTACCTGGAATTAGTATTTGTGTAGAATCAGTAGCTAGTTCATCTTGAGGAACAACACAGTTAATACGAATGTTATACACACCATCAGGAATAGGAAAGAAGTCTACTTGAGAATCACCATTAGAATCTACACCGTTAAAGTTGTAGTACATTGGTGAACCCTTAGGGGAGTCATAAGTCAAGTAGACCTTATCAAACCACTTAGTACCCTTCTGCTCTATAAGATAGTTGTCTGTATCATTAAAGATATCAAGAACACGAATACGTGTACCTGAACCTACTAGTACATAGTTGAATAAAGAATCAGTTGTAGTAGCTGTAAGAGTAGTACGAAGAGCTGACCAATTCCAACTATCTTCTACTTCTACTTTCACAACATTAACTAAATCTCCTATTAGTTTGGAGTATGGAGTTTCATTGACAGTAGTAACTTCGTTCTCACGAAGTCGTCTTAAAACTCTATTTACACATTCTAAGTATGTCAATTTAAAATCCCTTAA